GACATACACATTGACTCTTTCTCAATATCACCATCACAACCTGAATCGTGTAGGCATCGCTGGAAGAAATGATTAACTCCGATAAAAAAAGAGCTGTTAATACTAGTATCGAAACCAGAAAAATCACCAGCTATTAAACAATCATCGCTATCATTCTTCAAGTACATCGCTAAATCAGTCCATTCCTTGTAAGGGTTTATACCAACCGCGAAACCATTATCAATACGGTTCATCATCATCCAGGATATGAACGGTAAAAACTTCATCCTAACAGCTATAAAATAAGCCATCGGACAACCGCTCACAATCCTAGGTTTAAGAACCTTCTCTTTAGGTCTTGTTTCATCTTTAAGAAAATCACTATAGATATGTATCTTGCGTTCTCCACGTGAAGCTGCTTCGAGTATGTCATTAACCTCCTTCTCAACTTCAATAGCTTGTGGGGTATCAAGCTCAAAGTCAGCCATATCACCAAAGTAATATTTTTTCCCTTTTGAGGAGGGAGGTTTCTCTTTAGATTTAGGATATCCTGCACTAGTTTTCCTACTAATAGAATCTATGTACGGAACGCCTTCAATACCTTCAATCGCTTGTCGAAAAGTGAGATTAATATGTTTAAGCTGCGAGGATCTAGCTTTCATAGTTTCGTAGGTATGATTGGCGACTTCAATCAATACATCCTCTTGTATAAAGGGACTCGGTTTCGTATACGCGAGTATCCTATTTGAGAACGGATCATAAAGTTCACCATTAACTTCAACTGGCGACATCTTAGCTGGGGCGATGGTACAAGGACCAAACTTATCTTTAAACTCATAAATGGGTCTTAAGTGCGTTTGAGCGCCTGAACCAACGTTAAGCGAAGTGTAACCACCAAGTCTAAACTTACTATGAAAGTAGTTGATTGCGGTAGGCACAAAATATTTATCGGATTCCACTGGAGGTGAACACCTCTCAATGGGTGAAATTCGGGAAATATACTTTTCAAGCATTTCTCTAGAAAGGACAGTTGAGAAACCACGGGAACCCAAAAGACCTTTGGATCCTGCTATATGCATACCCAAAATTGGTGCGGGATAAAAGTTAAGATCACGAGCGAATATAAAAGAACCACAATCTCCAAAATTGGATTCTATGTGGTATTCTAAATAATGGTTTGTGTGAACCTTTGTACCATTAACCAATTTGTACGTCATACTTCTTTGAATACTAACGCATTCAACGTGATGGATGTCCTTCTTAAATCCCTCCCTAGTTATAACAACATATGAGGGTATGTACTTGACATCGATATCCTTAATTGATACAAAATGCTTGACAATGTTAGGGAACGTTTTAAGGCGCCCAGGCAAAACAAACAAAGATACATCAGTGTCAGGTATATCAATACGTTCCATATCAAGAAACTCTTGTAAAGTGCTTTCTTTAACGAGGTCATCTTTAACAGTATAGAAATCAATGGATAAGCCAGGTGCGTCCAACGCTGTATCAATACATTGCTTGGCCAAGGTGAAGTAATGAGTGGGTATGACCGCAATAGAGCCACATATAACAGTAGCCCTAGACCACACCTCGTCACTACCACCTTTCTTGACAAGAAGAGTATTCTTATTTATGACCTTAGAAGCTATAACATGATAATCTTCCATGTCAGGGGGAGCTTCCGCAAGAATCGTGTCCTGTGTCTTATTTGCACCCACAGTATCTATCTGTGCATTGGCAGTAATCTCACCAGCATCAGTTTTGATGTAGGTTCGATTACCACTTCTAGGTGTAAAAACCGTGCCACCGGCCTTAATTGCCTTTAAAGGAGCACTCTCGGCCTCCTTCTCTGGAAACAAAAACCAGATCATGAGCTTAATAACAGCAAACAATGAGACAATTGCGCCACTAATTTTAATGAGAGGGTACTTACCAAAAAGCTCTTCAAGATACTTATGCACAGATTGAGCCCACTTGGGAGCCCAAAACTTGCTAGCATCGGTGAAAGCCTTGATGTGTGCCTTCTGATCTGCAATCGTCAACTGTAACTTGGCAAAATCAACGCCAAGTTTAGTGTTTTTCATTTGAGCATATATTTCAGCATAAAGAATGTGTGTCTTAGATGCAGCAGTAGAAATAACGTGTCCAATTGTATCGCTCCATCTCGTCTTAACGACGAGAAGGTATGATATAAGGGCGGCAACGTCTATTATACGAACTTCATCACCGGTCTTGTTCTTAATCGCTTCTTGAGTAGCTAGGACCTCTTCATCATTCACACTATCAATATCAACCATATCTAAATGAGATGGCCCTGGTGCATCATAATCAAAACTACAATCAGAATTAAATCTCATTTCATCTGAAACAGAACTAAAGATTTGATCGTTGGCTCTTAATATATGGTCATAAGCAGCCTTCTTCTGTTTAAATCTTTCGATACAATGGTCTTTAAATTCCATAAATGTCATAGTTCTAATAAGATCTCCAGAACTTGTGGGTGTCATATTTCTATAAAGATCTACGAGCACCGCATCGTGATCCCATTTATTGGCATCTAACATTAAAGTACCATTCTTTTTAACAGCAAAAATGTAATTACCATCTTTGTCAACACGATCATTGACTCGGAAATCAGCAACAACATCAAAACGCCTAGTAAGAGCGTCCTTAAAATGAATACTGTTAACATTTTGGAAATTAGATTGATTGGTTGTGCAAATGACTAAAGGTGACTCAAAAAATGTGTTAGCCTTGGCTTCTAGGTTTGCCATATGTAGGGGCGATTGAAAAGAATTACCTAGACGAACGAGAGAAACATACTCGTTGTCGGGATTTCCCGCTACATCTTTGGCTTGACCAAAGTCATCCATGAAGGTACAAAACTGACCTCCATATCCCTCCCAATATGCCGTCTCTGGCGCTCTAGAATAGATATAATCAGTTGTTTTGTCCCTAACAAGCTCAGGGTCCACACCTTTGAGTTGAGCTACAAGTAATTGAGCAAGCAAAGAACCAGCCAACGATTTACCTTGGCCGGGCTTACCTCTAAGCAAAACTACAAGCGGTTCGCATCTAGTAAATTCGGAACGCAAAGAAGTTGAATCGTATGGTTTGCGAGCGTTAGCAAGCAAGCCAATGTATTTACCAATAACCTTCTTTGCGTTATCTGTCTGTGTTCTATCACCAAGGTTACCTCTTGCATAAAGCTTGGCACCCATTTGTTGAAGACGTATAATACGATTAAAATCGTCTAACTTATAGGGTGGTTTTATCTCATAGGACTTAGTAATAACCTCAATAGATTCTGTTATGAAACTATTGACCTCCTCAATAGAAGATGTATCGTTCATGATTGGATGCATATTCAAAATCTCAGTACGAATCCAATTTATGACGCTCTCAGCAATTTGGAAAAATGAAGACATAAGATGATTAATACCCGTTTCCAGTTTTGGCAAATTACCTATACTAGACATCAAATCTTTCATCTTATATGTACATTTATTAAAGTCCATACCAGCTAAAAACGATAGAACGATAGTGGACATCTTAACAACAATGTCCCAGCTAAAGATCGATTGTGCGACAGGGGCATCTCTAGAAGGCAAAAGGCTCATGAGCTCCTTGACTAAATAATCAGGAAACACAATAGCACCTAGTGCAAGTATCGTGGTACTTTGAACGATCAATGAATAATCATTAAACTTATACCACCTAAAGATGCCATAGACTGTACTTGTTAGAAACAAAACAAGCACTGTCTTTGGAACAACAGAATGTGTAACAAACGAGACGGCATCCTGAGTTTTATCCAAAGAACTGGACAATTTGGTAACTAAAGCTGATAGATCATCAACAGTACCACTAACTTTTTCTGCATCAATACCAAACATATTAGGCGCTTGGGCATAAATGATGTCAAAGTCAGATTCACCAAATATCTCAATGGGGTGTCTAAGGATAAAGTCCTTAAGATGTCGTCCACATGTAAAGAATACAGGATTCTTAACCCTAGTATAACGAGAAACAATATCAATATAATCAATAAGTTTAATCTCGCTATACGTTGGGATAAGGACGTGTACAAAGTGCGGAATGTGTATCTCTCTCTCATAAAAAGTGTAAAACATCATCATTAATGCTTGATGATAATCACACGGTAGCAAAAGATCAGTCATATAAGTAGAAACAAAAAGGTGTAAGCCACCATTCTTAACAAAAGAATTAAATGTTTTTGTAAATTTTTCAATTTTTTGATGTTTTTGGGAAATTTCTTTAGTATATAATTTTTTTAAATTCTCAAATAAGAGAACGTTTTTATCTTTTCTTTCACCCTTAGCAGTGTCACCCACAGTCTTATAAAACCTCTGAATGGTTGGTCTAAGAAGCAACCACAAAAAGTGTTTCATCGATAGGGAGTGAATTTCCTTACCTCTAACATTGAGGAACTTATTCGCACCATGAGTCATATTTGGGTTCTCATGCGTGAAAATAAGGGTTCCGAGTTTTTGGTCAATCTTAACATCCTCTATATATGTAACTATGAACCTGTCAAG